AACTCGTTTGCGCCGCAGCCCACGCCGGCCACGGCCATAGCGGTCGTGAACGCGCGCGCCGCCGTGGCTGTGGCGTCCAAGGAGCGGGCGGTCTTCGCGCTGGCATCAGCCACGCCGGCCGAGGATGCCGAGTAGGCGCGCATCTGGTCAGCCGACCACTTGAACGCAGTTCCCATGTCCAGCGCGCTCTTGGCCGCATCGGACTGGGCCTTGACCACTGCCTGCATGGACGGAAGCGCGGTGGACACGGCTCCGCCAAGCTGCGCCACGGAAGCGGCAGCAGCGCGTACCTGCGCCTGCAGGTCGAGTAGGGTCTTTTGGGATGACTGCAGGGCTGCGCTGAAGCCGGCCATGCCGCGCGCCGAGGCGGCAGCGGCACTGGAGACCTGGCCCAGATTGGCGGCGGACGAGCCGATGCCGGCCAGCGCCTTCTTGGCGTCGTCCGCGCTCTTTGCCACGCGGCCCACGCCCTCAGCAGCCTTCGGAGCAGTCTTGCCGATGTCGTCCAAGCCCTTGCCGGCGCCCTCGCCCAAGCTCTTCAGGCTCTTGCCCGTCTTGGTGGCTGCGCCCTCGACACCGGCCATTGCCTTCTCGACTTTGGAACCTTGCGCAGCGAGCACGTCAAGCGACTTGATGCCGCTTTCCACGCCCGCCGTGTCCATTTTTATGCCGATGCTTGCGACATCATCTGCCATGGCGGCCTCACAACGAAAAAGGCCCGCCGAAGCGAGCCTTGGAAAAAGAAAGCCGCCTCAGCGGGCGGTTGGGGTCGTGTTCAGTGGCCGCGGACTGCGGGTACTCCGTCACCATCCCAGCGGGCCAACAGTTGGGCCATCTGGGTGTTGAGCCGCACAATCTCGCGGCCCAGGGCCAGCGCCTCGGGCCAATGGTCGAACTTGGCCGGCACGATGGCCTCGCCGGTGTGCACCTTGGCGAGCATGTCGCCCACGGCGAACTTTGGCATGGCCGCAGCATCCAGCGCGCGCAAGACATCGTCATGGCTGAAGCCGTAGGCTTTGGCCTTGGCGGCGATCTTGGCCATGCGGTCGCGGTCCTCCTGCTGCTGGTCCTGCGCCTTCTTTTGGAAGGCGCCCGCCAGCACTGCTGATGTGATCCGCCCTTCTGCGGCCATATGACGGATGGCCCCGAGCGACACGCCCAGGCCTTCAGCCGCGGCCCGAACTAGGCGCGGCGCATATTCCGCCAGGTGGTTCCACGCCTCGGCGCTCAGGGCTTCGGACTCAAGGTCCTTGGGGATGGGTTTGCAGTCCATGCTGACTCCTGAAATGCGAAAGCCGCCCGGAGGCGGCTCTATGTCTTGTCCTTGGGCGCGAACTCATGCATCGTCGCAATGGCTTCGCATTCCATCACCATGAGGCAGTCGTGCAGGTCGTTCCAGTCGTCTGCGTCCAGGCCCATGCGGTCCATCAGCGGATACATGGCCTCCCAGCGCAGGCCGATCGGCACGCCGCCCATGGGTGGTAGGGCCCAGCGCGTGCCCACGCGCCGGAACAGCTCATACACCTGCTCGTTGTCTGGCCACACCTCTACGATGCTGGTCTCGTAGTCCTCCAACTCGAAGCCTTCTGCCCTGGCTTCTTGCTCGGTAATGGGTGGCTCAAATAGCGAGCGGGCGATGGCCTTCAGTTTCCCAGGCGGCCGTGGAACAGTGTGGAGTCCAGGGCGACCAGCATTGCCTGCACGGAGCCGGGGATCACGTCCTCCAGCTCGGCCAGGTTTTCGGTGGTGAAGTCGTCATCCAGATCCCATCCGGCGGCGCCCTTGAGCACCACGGAAAGGGCCTCCTTGGCACGTTCGCCCACCAGGGCAGCGAAGGAGAAATCGCCCTCCATGGGTTTGTCCGTCTCACGCAGCACCTTGAGGTGCTCGTCACGCAGCGCGGCCCACTCGGACTTGCGCATGCCCTTGGCTTGCAGCGTGATCACTGCGTTGGTGCCGTCACGGCGGGCGATGGTCACGGGCAGTTCGAAGGTCGGAGCGGCGCCGCCCAGGCTCTTGATGCTGGATGCGGCGATGGACTTGGTTGCAGGCTTGGCCATGATTGATTTCTTTCAGCGGAGGAAGTTGAATGCCCGTGCGCAACCGCCCGCCCCGCTGAAGGAGCGAAGCGGCTGCGTCGGTGCAAGTGGATGCCCGGATGGGCGAAGAGACACCCGCCAAGCGGCGGGCTGTGGATCAGGCGGCGTAGCGCGTGCTGATGTTCTGGGCGTTGAACGTGCCCTTGACGGTCACGGCCTGGCCTTCGGTGAGGGTTTCTTCCTCATTGAAGGAGACCTTGGCCGGGATCAGCGACACGGCGCCAGTCTTGGCGCGGCGGCGCACCACGGTGTCAGCGTTGGTGTCCGACAGCATCTTCAGCGCGGTGTATGCCGGCGTGCCGATCATGTCGGCGTCCATGTCGAAGGTGCGCTGCACGGCGTTGAAGCCGTCGTTCAGCACAATTTCCACGTCCGACTCGATGAACTTCACGTTCACCGTCTTGGCGTCGCCGCCGGAGCTGGAGTGGTTCATGGTGCGGTCCAGGTCAACCATAGTGGTGACCTTGCGCGCGGACCCGAAACCGCTGCCAGGCGTGAACAGCTCGGTGTTGCTGGTGTCGATTCCTTCCAGCACGAACGAGTCCGCGGTCACTGTTTTTACGCGCGCAGCACGGAAGTTCAGACGGCCCCAGCCGCTGTAGATCAGCAGCACATCGCCGACGCTGTACCCGTGGGCTGTGCTGGAGCAAACGGCTTCAGCAGCGTTGGTGATGGCAGAAATGGTTTTTGCCGCCGCAAGGACGGTAGCAACGGACGTGATCGTGCCGTTCGGAGTGCGTGCCATGGTTGGCCTTTCAATGAAAAAGCCCGCATCAGCGGGCATGGATACGCCCTCGCGGGCACAAAAAAAGCAGCCCGAAGGCAGCTCAACTTTTCAGATTGGGATGGTCAGGTCGGCATGGCCCGCCAGTTGATGGAGACCGGCACGGTGTACCAGCCTTCGTCGGGCATGCCGCCAGCGATGGCCGGCGTCTGCGCCAGCTCGATGCGGTGGTTCCCGGCATCCAGGCTCTGCACCGGGGCGAACAGTGCAGCCACTTGCTCGGCCACCTGCTTCGCCTCGACCTTGCCCTGGCCTGCGGGCCACACCACATCCACCTGGAAGATGCCCGGCAGCTCGGCCGGCCCTCCCTCAATGAACAGATCGCGCGGATGGTTGTGCAGGTGGTGCACGCGCAGATAGCCCTGGCCGGTCGTCGGCTCGAAGGCCGCGTCCTCCCAGGCGATGGGCGGCGGCGCGGCCAGGGCCTGCAGGTGTTCTTCCAGCGCGGTCTCGATGGCAACGATGCTCATGTGCGCCTCACTTGGTCTGCGGCCTTCTTGATGGCCTGGGAGTAGTTCTGCACGGCCAGGCGGACCATGCCACCGGGCGCCTGCTGAGACCAACCGTATTCCAGGCGCTTCGCATAGGGCAGGTTGTTCAGGATCCAGATGGTCTGGCCTGGCTTCCAGCCGGCCACCTTCTCGTTCAGGGCGGCCAGGGCCCGGGCGCCGGACTTGTCAGCACCTTCCGGCTGAGACTTGTCAGCGGCGCCGGTGGACGTGACCCATGCGTTCTTGAAGCGGCCGGTGTCAACCGGCGAGCGGTCCACCATCTGGCCACCAAGCTCCAACGCGGCGCCGCGCACGACCATCTCGGCCTTGTCGCCGGCACGCTCGCACAACGCGCGCAGATCAGCAGCGAACCCCATCACACACCTCGCAACTGCAGCTTGTAGAGCACCGCCACGCCGGCCGGCGCGACGATCCCGACGTCCACCACGTTGTAGACCTTGGCGCCCACGGTCACGGTGTCGCCGGTCTTCGGGGCAACCTCAATCTGCGGAGCCAGGAGCAGGCGTTGATCGCCGTGCTTGATGAGCGTGCCATCGATGTCGCGCTGCTTGTAGCCGAACATCGCGCCAGTGCCGGGGTAGTCGAGCACAGTGGGCGTGACGGGCTGGCCAGGCACGAATGGCCCGGCCGGCCCCC